ATCTTTACAAAGCTTCCCCCCTTGACACCCAAAATTTCAATTCCTTACAAATTATAAGTTACTGATTATTAAATAATCTTTTTTATTGACTTATATCGTAGCTACGATATAATAACAACATCGAAACACAAAACGAAGGACAAAATGACAGACCCAAAGAAAAAAGCAAAAACTACATACGAAGCAAAGCGTATTGCAAAACGCGTTTCCTTCAATACCGAAACAGAAAAAGACCTATTAGAAAAAGTCGAAAAAATACAGGACTTTTCAAAATGGGTAAAATCAAAAATAAAGGAAATTTAAAATGGAACTTAATTTAGTTTTGAATGAACAAGCATATTTAAATAACTCAGCAAACGGAAATTGGAAAGATATAGCATACACGGCAAAAGGAACTGTAAACGGATTACCCTGCCAAATATGGTGGGAAAACATAAATCCTGAAGCCGAAGACGAATCAGATTGCTGTGACTGGGAAAATCCATACTTAATAGAACTTGAAAGCCAATTTATAGACCCTGATCAATACGAGAAAATCATAATTCGATAAAAAAAAAGGCTGTCTGAATCTCAGACAGCCTTTTCCTTTAGTTTGAACCCACGACACCGCCATTCTGACCGAACTCTTTACCAGCCTCGACATAACCGTCATACATCAGATTTTGCTGAGACTTTCCGCCCATGACTAAAACCGAAGAATCAGTCTTACTGACAGATGGTTTTTCAATTACTTCAGAATTTGAAATTTCTACTTTTTTTTCTTTATAGGGATTAAAAGGCAAACCGTTTTTGACATAATCGTTACAAGTTTTCTTGTCAATTTCCTTAATTGCCGACCCCTGCGATGAATAACAAGAGCAACCCGAATTTCCGCCCGAAATGCAAGCTACTGGGTATTCCATTTGCTTAACTTGACGGACATTATCATAAATTGGTTTTGATTCAACAAGCCCCTCAACAGTCGGCTTAAGCATCTCTTCCGTCAAATGCCTATCTTCCCTACTTGAAAGCTGTTGACCTACCGAGCCACCAACATTCTGCGAACTTTTCACGGCCATCTGATGAAAATCTTGAGGGGGATGGCTTTCAACTTGGGATGTAGGGATATTTTGATTATTTGCGACAATCTCTTCCTTTTGGCCAAGACCAGTGAGCAACTTATATCCCATAAAGGACGAAATGCCCAACACTACAAAAGCAATCGGAATAATGTATAAAACTCTACTTTTCGGAGTTTTTACTTTAGTGTGTATTTCTGCCGACTTATAAAGTCCAAATGCCTTTTTATCGAATTTATAGACTTCAGGTCTAGCATTTTTCATACCAGTTTTAGGATTATTTTCGCAGTAATCCCAAAAATAACGCATTCGCACGCCAAGCGGTGTTTTATGAATATGATAATGCGCTCCAACCAAGTCGCGGACTTGTTTGTCAATTCTACCAGGCATTTGCGTAATCAATATAATATCTACCCCCGAGTGTCGGTGTACATGCAACCATTCTACAATTTCAGGTGTTTTTGAACCGGCGGAACGAGGCGGAAAGATATTCTGAGCTTCATCAATTACCACGACTGAGCCGTTATTTTCTGGCCATTTAAGCCAAACGTGCATGTCTTGAATTGTGTGGCCGTCTGGGATAGGCTCAGTCGGAATCGTCAATTCGGGGATTCCGTGAATAAAAATTTTACGGCCAGCCCATTCTTTATCTACTTTTTTAGCCAAATCTGAAACGGCCATCAGCGTTTTGCCAGAGCCTGGAACACCTGTAATAAGAGTAATCATTTTTAAACCTCTATTTAATAAATTTCAGCGAACGATACGAAGCCCAAATTCCAAACGAGAACGAAAAACCACCAAATATAACGTTCAGAGCCTCAGGAATGCCAGCCAACCCCAAAAGGCCGACCAAATCGGCA